GACACCTCAGGCCATGGCCAAGCTGAAGCAAGATCCTGACTACAACGCCAACCTGCGTTACAGCCAGAACTCTGGCGTCAACGACAAGCTGTTCAGCGGTGATGCAGTGAAGATCGACGGCATCTACCTGCACGAGTTCCGTCACGTGCCCAACACTTCCGGCCTCGCAGCCGGTAAGTACGGCGCAGGCGGCACCGTTGACGGTTGCCAGGTGCTGTTCTGCGGCGCACAGGCTCTCGGCATGGCCGACCTGGGCGCTCCCGAGTGGAACGAAGAAGACTTCGACTTCAAGAACTCTCAGGCCATTGCCATCGGCAAGATCCTGGGCTTCCTGAAACCCAAGTTCGGCAACATCTACGAAGGCAACGCTGTCGAAGACTTCGGCGTGGTGTCTTGCTACGTGGCCCAGTAAAACTGGACTGTGGTCGAACCTCTAAGTTCGGCCACACCACGACAACCTTCACCTTAGGAACCACATCATGACTGCAAAGATCAAATCCCGCACGGCCCAGTACCCGCTGACCGCCGAATTCAGCTTCACCATCGGTGACACCATGACGAACGTTGCCGGCGGCGCCGACAACTTCGCCACGGTGGCTGCTCACGTGTTCGAGGTCATCCCGTTGCCCCCTGGCGCCGTGGTGCTCAGCGGTCACGTGGTGACCGACACCGCCATCGTGGGCTCCACCGCCTACAACGTGAAGCTCGGTGACTCAGGCTCTGACGTGCGCTACCTCGGTACCACCGACAAGACCGCCGCCGCGCTCACCAATCTGGTGCCCACCGGCTACGTCGGCTCGGGTGAAAACCTGCGTCTGACCGTGACCCCGACTGTGGCTGATGCCACTGCCGGCAAGGTCACTGTGCGTATCACTTACGTGATCGCCGGCCGCACCAGCGAGATCCAGATCAGCTAATCGCTGAACCGGTAGGGCAGGGCTCCACAAGAGCTCTGCCCTGTTCATCCACCCAACCCACGCACCTACCATGAATTACATCGCACCCCGCAACATGACTGTTGCCTCAATCTCCGGTCGCTCTGTTGCCTTCAAGAAGGGCGAGCCCACCTACGCCCCGCCCCAGATGCACGCCGAGCTGATCGCCGTGGGCATCGTGCCGGCCGAGGAAATCCCTGAGCCTGAAGAAACCGGCGGCGTCAAAGAACCCGTCGTGCCCGCTGAGCGCCAAGAGGCCGTGTTCGCGGTCTTCGAGAAGCTCATCCTGCGCGGCAAGCGCACCGACTTCGCTGGTACCGGCGCTCCGCACGCAGCGGTCCTGTCCAAAGAGCTGGGCTGGGACATCGACGGCAAAGAGCGCGACGTGCTCTGGCAGAAGTTCCAGGCTGACAAGGCTGCGTAATGAATACGACAGAACTGCTCGCCGTCTTCCGTGAAGAGGTCTCTGACCTTGCGGAGCCGTACCTGTGGTCAGACACCCTAGTCTACCGGTACATCGACGACGCGCAGAAGCAGTTCTGCCGTGACACCTACGGCATCGCCGATGCCCGCAGCTTCAAGATCAATGTGTTGGCCGATGGTACCGAGTGGTACAAGCTCGACCCCCGCATCCTCAAGGTCCGCACCGCCAACGACTCACTCACTGGCCGCGAGATCCCCATGATCCCCGTCGAGAAGATGGCCGCCCAGGGCCTGGTCTTCGACGGCCGGCTCGGCCCGCTGCGCGCCCTGATCACCGGCCTGGAGAAGAACACCGTCCGTGTCCTGCCCAAGCCGAACTTGGCGTCTACGGTCGAACTTAGAACGTTCCGTCTGTCAGAAGAGGTCGAAGCAGGCGACGACTTCGAGATCGACGACCAGCACGTGCTCCCGCTGCTGTACTGGGTCAAGCACAAGGCCTACGGCAAGCAGGACAGCGAGGTCTTTGACAAAGACGCCTCCGACCGCTTCCTCGGCGACTGGAATGCCTACTGCGCCGCCGCCAAGGACGAACAGAGCCGCGCCATGCACCCGGCAGGCGCCGTTGTTTACGGCGGCATCTGATTTAACCCCAACTGAAAGGAAACATCATGGCCCTCAATACCCAACTGGCAGACGCGACCGTCAACGCCCAAGCCGCCACCCTTGCCACACTGTGCAACAGTGGGCTGATCCGTATTTACGACGGCACGCAGCCCGCCAACGCTGACACCGCACTGGGCGCGCAAGTTCTTGGCGTGACGCTGACGTTTGGTGCCACCGCTTTCCCGGCTGCCACGGCTGGCCTGCTGACCGCCAACGCGATCACATCTGGTACTGCTGTGGCGTCGATCACGCCGACATGGGCGCGCATTTTGAAAAGCGACGGCACGACGGTGGTGATGGACGTGTCGGCAGGTGCCTCTGGCGCCAACCTGACCATTGGTGCGTTTACCAGCGGCACTGAAGTGAGCGCGACCAGCTTCACGCACGACGTTCGTAACGCGACCTCTGGCTACTAATTCTGGGTAGGCCATGACAACGGCGACGGCCAGCGGCCAAGCTCAAAGCGCCACGGCAGCGGCTGGCCTGGCGGTTTCTGCCACCGTCGCAAGCGCCCAGGCGCAGGGCGCTACAGCCAGCACTTCAAAAGTTGTCGCTCAGTCGATGCGCCCGGGTGGATCGGCATTCAACACATTCCCACTGAACGGCGGGCAGCGTGCCTCTGCCGTGCTGATGACATGTTCCTCGGCGCAGGGCCAGTCGAGCATTGCAAGCGCGACACGCACGGTAGCAGCTACAGCAGCGTCCGCACAGGCGCAAACACAGGCCGCAGCCACCAGCCTTGCCCTGCAAAGCTCGGGTGCCAGTGCGCAGGCGCAGTCCGGTGCAGCCAATGCGACCAGCACGGTCGCGTTCAACACTTCGGGTGCGCAGGCACAGACTGCGATCGCCAGCACAGCCCGCACAGTCAGCCTCAGCGGAGCATCGGCCCAGGCGCAGGCGGCCGCAGCGGTCATGACGTTCGGCGCAGATGCCGACGTCAGCACAAGCCAGGCTCAATCGGCATCGGCTGAAACGGCACGGTCGGTTTCTGCCTCTGTTGCGTCCAGCCAGGCTCAGACAGGCGAAGCAGTCACCGGCAGGGCAGTGGCCAGCACAACCACTGGCAGTCAGGCGCAGTCCGGTGCGGCTACCTTTGCGCGATCGGTGTCGGCCACCGTAGCAACAGGACAAGCCCAAGTTATGCAAGCTGCAGCCATGGCGAGCACAGAGCTGTCAGCCGCGACACAGCAGGCGCAAAGCACTGATGGAACAGCAGCACGAACCCTGAACATCACCGTAGCCTCTGGCCAGGCACAGACAAGTACAGCCGAGACAAGCCGGGCCATCACGGTAAGTGGCGCCAGCAGTCAGGCACAAACCAGTCAAGCGATCGGTGGATCTGGAAACTACGCCAGTGCGGTGACAAGCCAGGCACAGAGCAGCAGCGGAAGCGCCAGCGCCGTCGTTTATGCCTCATGCGCCAGTGCGCAAGGACAGAGCGTTTCGGCGCAGACAGAGAGGGCAACACAGGCGAGCGTCAGCAGCTCCCAGGCGAGCAGCGGCGAAGCAGGCTTCATGCGCTCCATCGCGCTGTTCTCGCAATCAGCCCAATCACAAAGCACCACCAGTGCCGCGCTGCGCTCTTTCTCTCTCACGGCTTCCAGCGCCCAGGCGGGTAGCAGCGAAGCGGCATTCATGCGCGCGGTCGCGGCGTTCGCGCAGTCTGCCCAGGCGCAAAGCGCGATAGCGATGCAGTTCGAGGCTGAGGGCGTCCCACCAGGCACTACTGTGTTCACCCCAAGCGTCGCCATCTACTCGTTTGAGCCGACGCCGGGCACCTATTTATTCACCCAGCACGCTGCCGATTACTCGTTTGAGCCAACCGACGACGCCTACTCTTTTGGAGTCACACAATGACCGCAATTACCCGCTACCGTGGCGACACCGACCCGATCTCCGGTGTTGTCAGCCTCAATGACCTGCCGCTCAACGTGACAGGGTGCAGCTTTGTGCTGACCGTAGACCCCTCAAAGACGCCAGCAGACGCGACGAACAACCTGTTTGCTTTGACTGGGACGCTGGTAACGCCACTGACCGGGGAAATCACATTCCCGATCACAGCCGAGCAGGCAGACCAGACGCCTGCTACCTACTATTTCGACATTCAGTTGGTAGATGCGCTGGGATACAAAAGGACCATCGCGCTCGACAAGTTTGTGTTCAAACAAGACATCACCAAGGCGTAAACCATGACACAACTCTTTACCAACAACGCCGTCAGCGCGCTGGCCTCTGGGATCACCGACGTAGCCACATCACTGACGGTAACGACCGGAGAAGGTGCCCTGTTCCCAAGCCCGACAGGTGGCGACTTCTTTATGCTGACGTTGACCCAGGCCGGTTCCGAGACCAGCTGGGAAGTGGTCAAGGTCACGGCACGCACGGGGGATGCGCTGACGATTGTGCGTGCGCAAGACGGCACCACAGCCGCCGCCTGGGGCGTCGGTGCCAAGGCCGAACTGCGGGTGACTGCGGAGGCGCTGAATGGTAAACAAGACGCTGCCAACAAAGACGCATCTGGTGGGTATGCCGGGCTGACGCTTTTCAAACTCAATCTGCGCAACGCCGCCAATACCTTCACCAACTTCCTGACCAATACCACCACGGCTGCACGCACTTGGATCATGCCGGACTATGACGGTACGGTGGCCACGCTGGCAGGCACAGAAACCCTGACCAACAAGACCATCGACCTTGGCAGCAACACATTGTCTGGCACGCTAGCGCAGTTCAACACCGCGGTGTCTGATGGTGATTTTGCAGCAGTCGCCACATTGGCCGCAGCAGGCGGCGCTGCCACGGTGGGCAACACCCCCGCAGGCAACATTGCTGCCACCACAGTGCAAGCGGCTATCAATGAGCTGGATGAATCAGTGGCGTCCAGCGCCAGGTTTATCAAAGCCGACCCCACCACCGTAGCCTTCACCAAGCTCACCGCAGGCACCGCCGAAATCAAGGCAGGCACCGTGGTCGATGTGGATGGCATCACCATCTCTTTCGCCACCGCCACCGCCATCACCATGCCCGCGCTGACCGCTGGCACCGACTACGCCATCTACGCCTGCGCAGACGGCACACTGCGCGCTGACGCCAGCTTTAGCGCCCCCAGTGGCTACACCACCGCCAACAGCCGCAAGATCGGCGGCTTTCACTACGCGCCGGGCGGTAATGCAACCGCTATGGCAGGTGGCAACACCACGCCGCAAATCAATGAGTACAGCTTCTGGGACCTGAAATTCAAGCCCAATTGCCCCGACCCACGCGGCATGGCGCTGGTAGCTGGCGGGTTCTGGGTTGACATTTACCTGACGGGTGTTGATGCCATCACCAACGGCACGTCAAAGTACAACGTCACTATTGCCGATGGCTCATCGCCCCACAAGATTCCATAGCTGTTTGGCGGCAATGGCACAACGACCTACGGCACGCACACATTGTTTGAGGCCATGGAGTTGGCGACCGCCTTTGGCAAGCGTTGCTTGTCGCAGCAGGAATTCATGGCCGCCATGTACGGCACGACCGAGGCAACCCAAAGTGGCGGCACAGACGTGCCCACCACGGGCGTGACCGGCACAGGTGCCACCAGCGCCTGGAACGTGTTTACCAGCAAGTGGGGTGTGGTGCAGGCCACGGGCTGCATGTGGATTTGGGGCTTGGACCGAGGCGGTCCTTATGGCGCGGCAGCGTGGGACGCCAATACCGAGGGGCGCGGCTCCGAATACAACGCGCCGAATGCGGTGCTCCTTGGCGGCGCCTGGGCCAGCGGCGCGCTCTGCGGCTCCCGGTGCTCGTTCTGGCTCAACGTTGCGTCGTACTCGGGCAGCACCATCGGTTCGCGCTTCTCCGCAGACCACATTCAAGTTGATTAATCGACATGCGCCCACCGCTGCCTCAAAACAACCATGTTTGCCGTCTTTGGGTTAACCCCGAAGTGGCGAGCAAGGCTGGCGCTGCTTTCACCGTCTGCGTGGCGTTTGCGCATTTCACGCACCTGCTGCTCGTTCAGTTTGCTGTTGCTGTTGCTCACGCCATTTTGCATTGGCGGCTTGCACAACCCAAACTGATAGGCGTGAAGCGAGTTTTCGCGCTCGGTACACCACTCCAAGTTTGCAACATGGTTGTTTTCTGGGTTGCCGTCTTTGTGGTTCACATGCGGCAAATTATCAGGATTGGGCAGATAAGCAGCGGCCACAAGGCGATGCACCAAGCGCGGGAATTTCTTACCGTCTTTGGCAAGGTAAACGCGCAAATGGTTTGTTTTGCGGCTTGGTTTTGTCGCGCTCAATTGCTGAAGCGTTTGCTGGCGAAACCCACCATTGGTGCCCACCGCAACAGTCTTCGGGTGAGAAAAGACGCGGCCAGTGTCGTCCACGGAATACAGCCCAGAAAAACCATCAATATCTTTCATAAGTCACCCCTGTTAGTTGCGGAACACGCGCTAATGATACCACATAAGGAAAACCGCTATGGCATCACCCTCTAACCCCATCAACACCCGCGCCGACCTCGACGCCTTGGCGGGCACCCCAGCCCACGCCGCCTTTATGGCCGCGCTGGCGGGAACCATTTGGCGCTTGGAAAAAGACGATGACGCTGGCCTGTGGCGTGCCGCGCAAGACAACAGCACCATTGAGCGCTTTGGCTTTGTGCCGGCCGACTTTGCTGACGCGCTGCCGCCCGAGCTGCCGCAGTACGTGCCGCCACCGTCCAAAGTGCCCACCGTGATCACCATGCGCCAAGCCAGGCTGGCGCTGCTGGGGGCGGGCTTGCTCGATACCGTCAACGCGGGTATCTCTGCCATGCCGCAAGCTGCCCAGATCGAATGGGAATATGCCCAAGAGGTGCGCCGCGACAATGCGCTGATCAGCACACTGGCGGCAAACCTCGGGCTGGACAGCGCGGCGGTGGACATGCTGTTTACCGCAGGGGCGGCGCTGTGAACGCGTTCCTCGGCCTGCTGACCTCTCTGGGCGTGCTGTGGGCGCTGTGGTATCTCTACTTGATCGTGATGGGCCTGTACCGCGCCAAGCTCATGGGCACGCTCACGCGATCCGCGCTGGTGCTGGGTTCGCCCGCGCTGGTCATTGGCTGGCTGCTGGATTGGCTGGTCAATTGGACGCTGGCCTCCCTATTTTTTAGACAGCTACCGCGCAAGCCGCTGGAGCTGGTTACGCAGCGCCTCACGCGTTACATCAATGGGCCAGCCTGCATCAACAAGCACTATGCGCAAATCATCTGTGTGCATCTACTCGATCCCTTTGACCACAGCGGCAAGCATTGTCACTAAGGACTGAGACATGACCGATGCCGCCGCCCCATAAATACCCAGCAGCTCAGGGTCGTACCTGAACACCAACGAGGGGTGTGGCTGCGCCGGCCTAGTGCGCCGTATCCAACCCCTCGTCCTTTAATCTAACATCTAAGTTAGAATGTGTCGCAACCTCTAAGGAGTCTCCCATGGCCAACGCCCTTTACGCCAAAGGCAAAGAGAAGATGCTCTCTGCCTC